TAGACTTGATAACCACGTTCTAGTATAAATAATATTGTATCACACAAAACATAGACGAAATCAGTCTTTTTGTAAAATTTCTTTTTCAAAGTAGCTTCTTGTAATTTTGTAAATCCAAAGGTTTCAAATTTAATTCCGACTTTATCAAAAATTGATAGACTCAGAAGGTATAAGCAACATTTGTAAATTTTCATGACAATTGGGCTTTCAGAGATATTTTTATATGAATTCAAAAAATCTCGTGACGTTGAAAATAAATCGGTTTGAACAGAAACATCTTCAAAGATGCTTGTGATAAAAGGCATAATTTTAGTTTTCATCATTTTGTACATAGACAAACCAAATCTACTTTTGAGAAAAATAATAGTTGCTCTGGAAACTATTTGAAAACGATTCATGCCTTCAACATTTTCGGTACTCATTTTAACAAAAAAGATGATATCTTCTATTAATTTAGGTAGGAAATCTTCATCCTTATCTTTAAAAAATTCATAGATGAATTTATTTTTCAAATAAGTAGTGAAATCAGTTTGAACTCTATATTCCAAAGGACGTAAAGTTCTCTTATCAAAATTCTCTATTTCACTAAGGAATTGAATTTTGGTGGAATATATTCTATATTCACGTTCGATAACAAGTTCTTCTTGAATTTCTTCATGTTGGCACTCACCAACCAATTGCATATAAACATTATTAAAAGACGCGATTATACCATCAACATCTTCATCATCATCGTCTCCAAAAATTCTTTGAATAGATTCATGATAATTTGAAAGTGGGGACATAGGTCCAGCACTTTCATAAAAAGTTTCTTCTCCATTTGGGAGGATAAGTATTGCGAGATTATTGGAATTTCTTGGGGAGTTTTGTTTTTGTTCTGAATTTAGTTCTACCATAAGTAAAAAGAACAAACTATCAACAGCTTAACTGACTTATAGTCATAAGTCAAATTCATTCATTTAATGAAACTTGTATAGTTTCACTATTAACAATATTGAATAGCCTTGTACAAATCGTAGGTAATTTTCCTAATCAGAAAATATAATTTAATGTAAATTTTATACATAAATGATATTTTCGTCATCGGGATCTTCAACAATTTGTAGGATCTAT